AGGGCACAACATGGCAACGAGGGTTTCAAAGACCTTGATGGGGTCAGCCAGTACGGGGCTGATGAAAATTTCATAGTGACCATCGCCACTGTTCGTATTGGGGAAGCACTCGCCAACTGATTTGAAGTTGGTACGTTTTGCATTGGAGGGGAGTGCGCAAGACACTCTGATCTTGTCGCTGATGGACACGCCATTGATAGCAAAGAATGGTTTCAACTCAAGAATTGCGGCTGTCAACCAGTCTTCCCGAGCGGTGTAGATGATAGGTAAAGTCATAATGATCTCACTAGGTTGCCGTGGGAATTTCCACTGGTGAACCCCGAAAGGCTCACCGCTAAAAATTCAATAACGTAAGTGTAAACGAAAGCGATAGCCTTTGCAAGTGGGTATCGCTATCATGTTTAAACACCCTTGGGTTGTGATTGCCAAGGGCATTTCTCTAACACCGCCAAGCGGTGAGTCGCAAGGGCGAAAGCCTCACTCATTGCCTCGGCAATTTGCAAGTTGGTGAACCCCTTGTTCCAACCGCCCGAACTGTAGCTGAAGCTGACTTCAGCATCTTTGAGGTCACCCCAAAATTCAACACTGATCTCGCACAGACCATCACTGCCCCAGTGCGTGGGCGAGGTGTAGGTGTAAACCATCCTCCCGAACACGCCCTTGTGATCCTTAGAAAGGTGCGTGTAATCCTTAACTTGTTCTGAAACCATGTTCACTCCCCTGCAAAGTAGAAAATTAAAGAGGCAACCAACGACATGATGGCTACCCAAAACAAGAGCAGTGAGTCACTGCCCAAGACCAAGACACTAGCCAAAAACCCTGTCATGCAGACCAAGGTTTTGAAAATGTAGAACTGATAAATTTTCATAGATCCTCCGTTTAAACCCAACCGAAACGCTTTGCGCAAACAGCACCCATGCCGAGAGCGACTGACTCAGGATCTGACAGATCCCTGTTACAGACTGAGCAACGTCCGAATGTTTTGCCATAGGCAATGGCTGAACTCCGAGGGTCAGCAAGCACCTCGCTGATCTGATTTGCACTCTCAGAGGAGGCATCACGGGAGGTGAACAGCTTGCCGCCTGTCACCTTGCCGAGGTAAACACCCTCGGACTTGACGTAGATTGAACCCGCATTCTTGCCTGTCACAGGGGCAGGGCTGAATACGAAAGCACCGAGCCTCAGCTTGGGGTAGGACAGACCCGAGTCCTTAGCTTTGCCAAAGGCAACCTCGATAGGGGACACGTCAACCTGAGCGGCAGGGACAGGCACAGGGCGAGGGGCAGAATCTTTAACAACGCACCGCTGAATTGCGGCAAGTTGATTGGGGGTCAGACTGCCATATCTGTGCAAGGCAGACAGCACAGAGGAGGCAAAGGAAAATGAGGGGGCTTTAGCAACAAGCCAGTCATACTCGGCAGGGTTAGCCTCGATGAACTGGGCGACACGTTGGACATTCATAGTAGGTCTCCGATGTTGGGCAAAATTGCCACTTCAAAACCATGACAAGCAGGGCTTCAAGGTGAAAATTTAAGCAGTAGCTAGTTGGCTTTCAGCAAAGGCACAGAGCGCATCATGTAGCTTTGAATCTTTGCGAATCTTGCGTTCTCTGTACATCTCAAACGCTTGGTTGTCTTGCCCGATGTACCCACTAACTTCCACGTAGTACACGACATTGTTTTTTTGAATGACAACGGCTGTCCATGAGCCTCTTTTGTCGATGCTGATTAGCTTCATGCGGCAACCTTTCTGTTTAAACATTCGTTGTAACTGCCAGTGAAAAAGATGCGGTAGCCGTTACGCTCCCGATCACCTTTGCAAACAATGATGTTGCCGAACCGATCAATTTGTGCGGTGTACATGGTACTGGTCTCCTTAGTAAGGGCTAACAGTGCCGATCATTCTGCCGTCCATGATTTCAAACAGGACAGCCTTGGCACGATTGAGGGTCTGACGGGCACGTTCATTGTCGCCAACCGACAGCAATTCTTGTGCATCGGACATAAGCCCTGCAACGATCATGTTGCCGCCTACAGCCTTGTAGGTGAAAGACCCTTTGATTGAGTCAATGAACAAGTCAATGTCGGCAACCCCGTACATTGCCCTGTTTTGGTTAGGTTGAGATAAGGTTTTCATATTGCGTTTTCTCCGTTGTGTGCAACATTGCACTGATAAACCCCGTAGGGCTTATCGCTGTAATGTCAGTCAGCCCGTGATCCCATGTAGGCATCAATGCCGTTGTCTCTCAGCACCTTGGCAAAGGCACTAGAACCAGCTTCTTTCACGTCCATTGACTGAGTGAAATTGCTAGTTGGATTCCAAATCATCCAACCTTTGTTCCAGTGTTTTTTGCCAACATTGTTTTTTCTAGCCCAGTTGACAAAGGGGTCTCTGCCGTTTGAAATGTCAACCCAAGCAAAGCCGCAATACATCGGCTCGCCATACTTGGCAATGAAGTCAGCTTCTGCTTGTTGAGCGGCTTGTACAGCTTGCTCATAAATTGCTTTGTAGTCCATGTTGTGCCCTAGATAGCAGTGCGAAAATGCACCCCGTAACCCGTAGGGCTACAGGCTGAACTCTAGCTAGAGGGGCAGGGGGATTTCAAAAGTTTTACTTACCTGATTAGTCCCTGCCTCAAGACTCTTGTCGGTGTCTCCGACTCTGTCTCACTAGGACTTTGATCAGTAGCCTAGAACTTATCCCCTTTGTCGGTTGGCGGGGAAAACATCTAAAGAACAATCAACCGACAACTGAACTTTAACAGAATGATAGTGCCTGTCAATACACCTAATATTTACCTGAGTAAACTGTAGGGTTATTAAATTGTGGGTTGGTGGTGGACTTCGGACATTCTTTATTAGTAGGAACACGTTTTCAGTGTTGAACTACAAAGTATTCATTTCACTGTAAAAGTAATGCTCGGGTCAAAAGTATTAAAAAACGCTCAGAACGGCTCAGGATCGACGATCAGGAGGGTGCTAGGGGGGTAGTAGCCTGAAGGTCTAAAACGGCTCAAAATCGATTCTGATGCGTTCTAGAGCCATGTATGTTTATACAGTTCGCACTTACATTTGAGGTATTCAGTAATACTTGAGTACTCAGTTCTTGGTGTTGTTTTTATGCACTGTATAAGATATGTATAACTTATGTATAACCCTGTGGATAACTGATGGTTGTGGATAACCTGTGGCTAACATCCTGTGGATAACTTTGACTTATGCACAGGGTGTGGATAAACTGTGCATAATACGAACAGTGTGTTTCCCTGCGTTGGTGCGGGGAAAATGTGCAGGGCTTATATATAGATGGAGCGTTTAAACATGAGCAAGACAAGCAAGGCTGAGTACAGAGAGGAACTGGATCGGGCACTGGAGGAACAGGAACACTGGGGCGAGGATGTAGACCTAGAAGCCCTTAGCGAAGCGGAACAGTTAGCCCATCTCGCAGAGAGACCAAGACTAAGGAGAGATGGACTACATAAGGGTTCAAGTACACCAAGACCTAAACCCTTAAGCCCTCGGCAAGTACTGTTCACGACAGGGGTTATACAGGGGAAAAGCCTACGCCAAGCATACAGAGATGCCTACGCCAACGACACTGGATCTGATGCAAGTATTAGCGCATCAGCTAACAAGCTAATGAAAGATCCAAGGATCAAAGTAATACTAGAGGAAGCTTGGGAGGAGACAGCAGAACACCTAGCTGAAGACCTCTCGGCTTCTAAAAGATATGTGCTGAAAGGGTTGCTTGCACTAAGCAAGAAAGCCAAGCAAGAGGGTACTAAATTAAAAGCACTGGAACTGATGGGCAAAGCCTGTGGGCTGTTCACCCCGACAGACGTGCAAGACAAGGCAGTGATCACCGCAGATCAACTGAAGCGTGAACTGTCAGGTCATATGAAGTTACTAGAGCAAGCCAAGGCATCAGTGCTAGACGTAGACGCAAAGCGTTTACACGCCTCGATACCAGTAGAGCAGGCGGGGGACGTTTAAACATGGGCGTGGGCGTGACCCACCCGTACCCGACCCCCACTTGTGGCAAGCCGACACCCCTCCCGCGTATACGCTCTAATCCACTCTCTCAAAACATATCCACAGGAAAGCCCCCCCTTCCTTTTCCAATCATCCACCCCCGGGGGTATATATATTTTCAGAAAAGGTATTGCGAACGTTCGTGTTTGCGTTTAAACTTAAGATGTTGGTGAGCAAGCGCCAACTTCATATGAAGGCACATTGTGGTTGACAACCAAACTGGAGCAGTTAGTCGCCGCACTGGGCAGTGTGCCCTCATATGATGAGTAAAAGGCGTTTATTAGTTCTCGACTTCATCCGTGCATACATTCGGTTGCATGGTGTGTCTCCGTCTTATGAAGTTATAGCTCGGGGTATTGGATTGAAATCTAAGTCAAACATCCACAGGATTGTTCACAGGTTAAAGACCGACGGACACATTGTGACCAAGCCTTATAAGTTCCATGCTATTAAGTTGGTGGATGCAAGCGTACGTGATGTGGTACGTCTATGAGTTTACTGACCCACGCAGAGATTAAGAAGTACATGGAGATGGCTCCCAAGGCTTCTCCTGAGAACCGTGCAAAGATTCAGGCTTTGCTGGAGATGGACAAGATAGAAAGATCCAAGGAATCCTTCTTGTACTTCGTGACGCAGATGTGGCCTATCTTCATATCGGGTTCCCACCACAAGATCATGTCTGATGCTTTTGAGCGGGTAGCTAACGGGGAGCTTAAGAGGCTTATCATCAACATGCCTCCCCGGCATACCAAGTCTGAGTTTGCTTCCTTCCTGTTGCCTGCGTGGTTTCTGGGGAAGTTTCCTCATAAGAAGATTATCCAGACCGCGCACACTGCGGAGTTGGCTACCGGATTTGGACGAAAGGTTAGAAATCTTGTTTCATCAGATCAGTATCAAAAGGTGTTTGGCACAAAGCTTTCAAGTGATTCAAAGGCCGCAGGTCGCTGGAACACTAATATGGGTGGTGATTACTTTGCTATCGGTGTTGGCGGCGCTGTTACAGGTAAAGGCGCAGATCTCTTAATCATTGATGACCCCCATTCTGAGCAGGAAGCTAAACAAGCCAACCCTGCCGTGTTTGATGGGGTCTATGAATGGTTCACTTCCGGCCCTCGGCAGCGTTTACAGCCCGGCGGAGCCATCATTATTGTGATGACACGTTGGTCTAAGCGGGATTTAACCGGTCAGATCCTTAAAAACTCCGATAAAGATGGCGTAGATCAGTGGGAAGTCATTGATTTTCCGGCAATTATGCCCAACGGGAACCCTTTATGGCCCGGATTCTGGTCTAAAACCGCTCTAGAAGCCCTGAAAGCCGAGCTTCCAGTCGCTAAATGGGAAGCGCAGTACCAACAGAACCCCACATCTGAAGAAGGCGCGATCATTAAGCGTGAACACTGGATGATTTGGGAGGAAAAACGACCCCCTGAATGTGAATACATCATCCAATCTTGGGATACTGCGTTTGAAAAGAACAACCGAGCCGACTATTCCGCCTGTACGACGTGGGGTGTGTTCCAACATCCCGATAAACATGGAAACTTAAAGGCCAACATCATCCTTTTAGATGCATTCAAAGAACGCATGGAGTTCCCTGATCTAAAACGTAAAGCTTTAGAGGCATACAGAGAATATGAACCCGACACATTGATCGTTGAGAAGAGAGCCGCTGGCGCTCCGTTGATCTACGAGATGAGAAAGATGGGAATTCCGGTCGCGGAGTATACGCCGGGCAAAGGAAACGATAAGATATCGCGTGTAAACGCAATCTCTGCCTTGTTTGAGTCCGGTATGGTGTGGTGTCCTGATACCCGATGGGCTGAAGAAGTAATGGATGAGTTAGCTTCTTTCCCCAACGGCGATCACGACGACCTTGTTGACTCAAGCAGTCAGGCTCTGATGCGGTTTCGCTTGGGAGGCTTCATCTCCATCGATTCTGATGAAGAAGATGAACCTTTTTACCACCGTAGAAAAGTAGAGTACTACTAAGGAATATTATGAGCATTGAACAATCCTTGAGCCAAGCCCCATTGGGCCTGCAAGACATCGAGCTTGATGACACGCCCGCAGTTGAGATTGAGATTGTCAATCCCGAGGGTGTCAAGATTGGGATGGACGGCATAGAAATTGATCTCATGCCTGAGACTGAAGAAGAAGACTTCTCGGACAACCTTGCCGAGTATATGGATGACAGCGAACTCCAAAAGATTGCCAGTGATCTGATTGAGATGGTTGATACGGACGTTAACTCCCGCAAAGACTGGGTAGAAATGTATGTCAAAGGTTTAGATGTTTTGGGGATGAAATATGAGGAGCGTACTGAGCCTTGGTTGGGCGCTTGTGGTGTGTTCTCCACGGTACTCACGGAAGCTGCGGTCAGATTCCAGAGTGAGACTATCATTGAGACGTTTCCGGCTCAAGGCCCTGTCAAAACGGAAATCATTGGCGCAATTGATAAGCTTAAAGAAGAAGCTGCGGAGCGTGTCAAAGATGACATGAACTACAGACTGACAGAAGGGATGCCTGAGTATCGACCAGAGCATGAACGCCTTCTGTATTCTCTAGGTCTGGCTGGCGCAGCATTCAAAAAGGTCTACTACGACCCCTCCTTGGGCCGTCAAGCTTCTATCTTCATCCCCGCAGAGGATGTCATCATTCCGTATGGTGCTTCTAGCGCCATGACCTCAGAGCGTGTGACTCACATCATGCGCAAAACAAAGAATGACATCCGCAAGCTTCAAGTTTCGGGTTTCTATCTAGACAAGGAACTTGGCGAACCTCTTCAGTTCTACACCGACGTAGAGAAGAAGAAAGCCGAAGATCAGGGCTACAACCTTAACGATGATGACCGCTACCAAATCTATGAGATCCACGTAGATTACGACCTGCCCGGCTATGAAGATGAGGACGGCATTGCTCTTCCTTACGTCATCACCTTAGAGCGCGGCACGACTGAGATTCTCTCCATCCGCAGAAACTGGGATGAGGACGACAAACACAAACTAAAACGTCAACATTTTGTGCAATACACCTACGTACCCGGCTTTGGAGCTTATGGCCTAGGTTTGATTCATTTGATCGGTGGATATGCTCGTGCGGGTACATCTATCATTCGTCAGTTGGTAGACGCAGGAACTTTGTCTAACCTTCCCGGAGGTTTGAAGACCCGAGGACTGCGTATTAAAGGAGATGACACCCCCATCCAGCCGGGTGAGTTCCGTGATGTAGACGTTCCTAGTGGATCAGTCAAAGAGAACATTATGGCGCTGCCATACAAGGAACCATCACAGGTTCTCTTGGCTCTATTGAACCAGATTACAGACGAAGGTAGAAGACTTGGATCAATCGCAGATATGAACATCAGCGATATGTCTGCTAACTCTCCCGTAGGTACAACTTTAGCGTTACTTGAGAGACAACTCAAGACCATGTCTGCGGTGCAGGCTCGTGTTCATTATTCAATGAAACAAGAGTTTAAACTGCTCAAAGAAATCATCCGTGATTACATGCCAGAGGATTACGACTACACCCCAGTATTCGGTACTCCTCAAGCTAAACGGGCTGACTATGACATGGTGGATGTTATCCCCGTATCAGATCCTAATTCTGCCACGATGGCTCAAAGGATCATGCAGTATCAGGCTGTGATTCAGTTGGCCCAAGGCGCTCCACAGATCTATAACCTTCCTTTGCTGCACCGCCAGATGATTGAAGTTCTGGGAGTGAAAAACGCAGACAAGCTTGTACCTATTGACGATGACATGACACCACGGGATCCAATCTCAGAGAACATGGCATTCTTGAATGGTAAGCCTACTAAAGCATTCATCTACCAAGACCACGACGCACACATTGCTGTACATACATCAATGATGCAGGATCCAATGGTGATGGGGCAAATGGGGCAAAACCCAATGGCTCAACAGATGCAGGCTGCAATCATGGCCCACGTCGCTGAACACATTGCATTCCAATACAGGACAAAAATTGAGCAACGCCTTGGCGCTACTCTGCCTATGCCTGATACGGAAATGCCAGAGGATATTGAAGTTCAACTCTCAAAGCTGGTTGCTCAGGCTGCAAAACAATTGTTGGACATCAACAAGAACCAAGCAGCACAACAACAAGCCCAGCAGCAGATGCAGGATCCTGTTGTACAAATGCAACAAGCAGAGTTGCAGATCAAACAGCAAGACGCTCAGACCAAAGCGCAGAAAGTTCAAGGCGACTTGGCAATCAAGCAGGCAGAGCTTCAACTCAAAATGGCGCAGATGCAAGGCAACCAAGGAGAAGATCCTGCCATAGCTGCACAAAAAGCGCAGCAAGACATCGCGGTAGATGCCATGAAGAAACAAGCAGAGATGCGCATGGCAGAACAGCAACACCAGCAACAGTTGGAACACAACCAACAAACGCAGGATCTACAGGCTAAACAGCAACTTCTTCAGATGCTTTTGAATGCAAAGAACCAACCGAAAGGTGAATGATGACTCAACTTCTTGATGCTTTAAACAAAAGACTTGATGAACACGTCAAGGAGTTGGTAACCGTTGTTAGTGAGGGTGGTGCTAAATCCCACGATCACTACAAAGAACTGTGCGGGACGATCCGAGGTCTGCAAACCGCTCAGTATGAACTTGCCGATCTCGTGCGAAAAACCAAGGACTATGAAGATGACTGACTTTGATGTTAGTGCGGTTGATCTAAGCGGGGTGCTTAATACCTCCGCAGAAGAGAAAGCCAAACAAGTACCCGATCCGGCTACTTACCACCTCCTCTGTATGCTTCCCAAAGCAGAGGATGAATATAGCGAAACAGGAATCCTTAAATCTGCAACTGCAATTCTTCACGAGGAGCTTCTTTCCCCCGTGCTGTTTGTAGCCAAGATTGGCCCCGATGCGTTTAAAGACGCAACTCGCTTTCCATCCGGAGCCTCATGCAAAGTGGGAGACTTTGTGTTAGTACGTCCTAACACGGGAACCCGCATGAAGATTCACGGAACGGAGTGGAGATTGATTAATGACGACGCTGTTCAGGCAGTTGTGCAAGACCCCCGTGGTATCCAGCGACCTAATTAAGGAGTAAATCATGGCTGAAATTGAAAAAACAGAATTTGAGTTTCCTGATGAAAAGGAAGAGAACCTCCGCAAGGGTGGGAAGGTCGTAACCCCCGAGGAAGACGATAAACCTGAAATTGAAGTTGTAGACGATACCCCGGAAGAGGATCGTTACCGCACTCCAATGAAAGAGGCCCCGCAAGATCCTACAGAAGAAGAGTTAGCAACTTATTCAGAGAGCGTCAAGAATAGGTTTAAACACTTCACCAAGGGATATCACGAAGAACGCAGAGCCAAAGAGTCTGCCGAACGTGAGAAAGAAGAAGCTCTTCGCCTTGCTCAAGCAATGTATGAAGAGAACAAAAAGCTCAAAGGCTCCGTCAATCAAGGTCAAACTGTCCTTTTGGAACAAGCCAAGAAGGTCATTAACTCCGAGATTGAAGAGGCTAAACGGCTTTACAAGGAGGCTTACGAGTCTGGGGATGCTGATAAGTTGCTGGATGCTCAGGAAGCACTCACTACTGCCAGAATCCGCGCAGATAAAGTAAATAATTTTAAGCCCGCCCCTTTACAGGAAGAAGAAACTCCTGTACAAATAGCACCACAACCTCAACAGGCAGCGCCCGTTGATGAAAAACTACTAGCGTGGCAAGACCAAAATCAGTGGTTTGGAAGCAACAAACGCATGACTTCATATGCTTTAGGGCTACATGAGGAACTTGTTGAGAATGGTATTAGGGTTGGCAGTGATGAATACTACCGTCGTATTGACACTGACATCCGTGAAAGATTCCCCGACCAAGTTGGAGTTGGAGAAGCCGCTGATGCGAAACCTCAGCGAACCAAGTCCAATGTCGTTTCACCGGCTACCCGTAGTACAGCGCCTAAAAAGATCGTACTTACGCAGACGCAAGTGAATCTCGCCAAACGGTTGGGAGTTCCTTTGGAACTGTACGCCCGCAAGGTTGCTGAAGAAATGAGGAAATAATTATGGAAAAATCTGCACGTCCTAGTCGTGATCTATCAACCCGCGAAGTAGCGGAACGTCCAAAACAATGGATGCCTCCTAAACTTCTTCCCGATCCAATCGCGGAAGAGGGCTACAAATATCGGTGGATTCGTATCGCTACGCAAGGTAAAGACGATGGAACCAATTATTCTTCTAAGCTTGCCGAGGGTTGGGAACCCGTTAGAGCTTCTGATCATCCCGAGATTCGTTTGTTTAACTCTGCTGCGGCTAAGTTTCCAGACAGTATCGAGGTAGGTGGTCTATTGCTTTGCAAAACACCTGTAGAGTTTACTGTGCAACGTAATGCGTATTACCGCCAACAAGCGGATGCGCAAATGGAATCAGTAGACAATACATACATGCGCGAGAATGATCCGAGGATGCCTATGTTCAAAGAACGTAAGTCCACGGTCACTTTCGGAAAAGGTACTTAAATTTTTTTGGAGACTTAAATGTCAATGACCAATACCCCATATGGCCTACGAGCCATAAATCGTAACGACGGCATGCCCTATGCTGGCGCTACGAGTCAGTTCCTGATTGACCCAGCAGGTCTTGCTTCCAACTTGTTTTTCGGACAAGTAGTTATCATCAATGCAGACGGTTATATCGCTTTGTCTACCGCTACCGGCGCAGACTTAACTACCAATAACCTTGGTGGTTCTAGTTTGGGTGCTTGGGGCGTGTTTGTTGGTGCATCCTACATCAACGCACAAGGTCAGCAGATTTACGGTCAGTACTACCCTTCCGGCACAACCGGCGTGGTAACTGCATACGTTATCACTGACCCTAACGTGACATTCCAAGCTCAATTGGATGGTCAAGTTACTCAGGCCGCTCTTGGCGCAAACACTTTCTTCTCCGCAGTTCAGTCTACTTCTACAGGTAACACCCGTACAGGTAACTCTACCAGCGCTTTGGAAAGCACAGTAGTTACTACTGCCGCTGCGTTCAAGATTATCGGTTTCGCTTCTCCATTGACTGACACATACACGGAAGTGTTCGTGAAGTTCAATCCCGGCGCTTCCGCTTTCACTAACGCCGTTGGCATCTAAGGAGCTAAATCATGGCTATTTCACGCGCACAACTGCTCAAAGAATTACTCCCCGGCTTGAACGCATTGTTCGGTCTTGAGTACGCTAAATACGGCGAAGAGCATAAAGAAATCTACGAAACAGAGACATCTGAGCGTAGCTTTGAAGAAGAGACAAAGCTGTCTGGCTTCGGTCAAGCACCAGTCAAAAACGAGGGTTCTGCCATCGCTTATGACAATGCACAGGAAGCATGGACTGCACGTTACACCCACGAAACCATTGCGATGGGCTTCTCCATCACAGAGGAAGCTGTGGAAGATAACTTGTATGACAGCCTGTCTTCACGCTACACCAAGGCTTTGGCCCGTGGTATGGCTTACACCAAGCAGGTCAAAGCTGCTGCAATCTTGAACAACGGCTTTGCCGGTGGCCCCACTTATGGTGACGGTCAAGTTTTGTTCTCGACAGCACATCCTTTGGTCTCTGGTGGCGTTAACAGCAACACACCATCTACCGCTGCTGACTTGAATGAAACATCGTTGGAAAACGCTGTTATTCAAATCGCTGCTTGGACAGATGAGCGTAGTTTGCTGATCGCTGCAAAGCCCCGTAAGTTGATTGTTCCTCCTTCTTTGATGTTCGTTGCTACACGTTTGCTGGAAACCGAACTCCGTGTTTCTACTGCTGACAATGACATCAACGCATTGAAGAACAACGGTTCTATCCCTGAAGGCTATACCGTTAATCACTACCTGACAGACACCAATGCTTGGTTCCTGTGTACAGATGTGCCTAACGGCTTGAAGCATTTCGTTCGTACCCCCATGTCTACAGGCATGGACGGTGACTTTGATACCGGCAACGTCCGTTACAAAGCTCGTGAGCGTTACAGCTTCGGCGTGTCAGATCCTTTGGGCGTGTTCGGTTCACCCGGCGCTTAATAGGCATCAAAAAAAAAGGGAGCTTCGGCTCCCTTTTTTGTTGCATTGGTTTAAACGTAGTGGTATAAACATACTAATCCGGGCTTATCCGGTGTTCTGACAGTCCCGGCTGACGACATGCAGACAGAACACCACAACTTGCATGTAAGGAATACATCATGGCACGCACTACGTTTCAAGGCCCAGTTCGTTCATTGGGCGGTTTTTATCAACAAGGCCCAGCCACTACTGTTGAAATCACAACTAGCACCACACTAAACCCCACAGATCACGCTGGTCGTTTTCTTTCTATTGGTGGTAGCTTGGCTTCGGCATTGACATTGACTTTGCCAGCAATCAACACATCGGCTAACTCCATTACATCTGGCCCCGGTCAAGACCCAAGCACAGCCAACAACGAAGGCGTGACTTACACAATCTGGGTTCCAACTACCATCTCCACTAGCTCTTTGAAGATCACTGTGACTTCTGGCACTAGCAACGTGTTTGTTGGTTCTTTGTTATCTGTTGACACAGATACCAGCGGCGCAATGGTTGGCTTTACATCCTCGTCTAACACCTTCATTAACTTGAATGGTACGACTACAGGCGGCGTGGCTGGCACATGGATTCAAATTACCGCAATGGCAGCTAACAAATACATGGTCACAGGCGTGATCTTGGGTTCTAGCACTGTTGCAACACCATTTGCAAACTCCTAATTGACCCAAGGGGCTT